TTGATATTAACATCTTCGGCCTCTACACTATTGTCTACTTCAACAAAGTTCCTAGAACCAAAGATAGCACGAAGTTTAGGTATGTTCTTTTGAATTTGTCTATGACTGTTGATAACGATTGGTTCTGGCACACTTCTTGGTCGCATCTCATTTCGTTTAAGTGCAACTTCTAGTGTCGTATTTACAAACACCATGTAAGTATCATAACCAAGATATCTCATTGATTGGGCTTCTGATTCTATTCTTGCAGTATCTCGTGCAGTACTATCAAGTATCATCCCCAAACGACCATCAATGGCGTGTTGGTGCATGATTGTTGTACCTCTCTTAGACCTTCCTCTAAGAGCATCTTTCTTTTTTGTTTGGGCAGCAGTAAAAGAACCCATTTTCTTTAAGTCAAGACCTGCCTGTTTAGCATATCTCTCAAAACCATCATCACTATTAATGACTTTCATTCCTTGTCCCATCAGAGTTCTTGCTGATACCCATGACTTGCCTGAACCAGGTCCGCCTGCCAAAAAGAATGCTTTGAATATGTTTTTGTCGTAGACGCCTTCGTTGATTGCTTCTTCGTTATCTAGGTAATCATTAAAGTTTAACATAGTTGTTTTTTAAAAGATATATTAACTATTTATATCATTTGCCAACTGGCGCTACTGTAACCCAACCCATTAATTTATCTTCAAACTCACCATAGTACATACTTGACCAGTCGCCTGTTTGAATATAGTTTTTGATAGAACGAATATAAGACTGAGCACCCATTCGAGTTCTCATTGCCTTGTCTTTGTCCTTTTGTGATATGTCGTTGTTTCTTGAGCGTTCTAACAATCTGTTAGTCTTAACAATGCCTTCTTGTGTTTTTATCCACTTTCTTACATTGACATATGAGAGTTCGTTATCGTCTGATAATGCTTTCACGGTGTCGTGTACATTGATTAACTTAGGTGGCTTTCGTTTTGCACGAAGTTTTGCCATCTTTAATCTCATTGCTTCTTGTTTTAACATTTCTTCTGTAGTCATCATATAGTTATTCCTCAAAGTTCAAAATCATTTATATCTAAAAGTTCACCTCTGAAATTAATTTTACCCTTGTCGATAAAATATTCACGAAGTTCATTGAAACCACCAATGTGCTTTTCATCAATCACAATTTGTGGTATCGTTCTTACTGGTTTGCCCAATTCTTCAAAGAGTTCTTCTAAAGAAATATCTTTAGTAACAACCTTCTCTGTGTACTCATGGCCAAGTTGCGTTAATAACGCCTTTGCTTTATCACAAAACTGACATGCAGGTTTGCTATAAACTGTAACAGTCATTTTCTTTCCTTACTTTTTGAATTTTAATGAGTAATGTTTGCCATCAACATAAAACACCACAGTCGAATGACTATAAACTTCACTCACTTCTTCTTCATATCTTGTTTGTACATCACAGACAGTAACGACACGAGAACCTTGACCGTTTTTGACTTCTTCATCATGTGCTAATGAAGCACCCATGAGAGCGCCGAACAAAGTCATTGCATCTTTACCATCACCATTTCCGAACTGATTGCCTATTGCACCACCAAAGAGTGCGCCGACCAGTTCATTAGTTGCACTTCCATCACCTGCAGGTTGTACTCTGTCTTGGCATACTTCTACTCTATAAGGTATCTGTTTGATAACAGTTTTATATGTATCAGTTACAACGCCTCTATCAATAGGGGTTGCGGCCATTGTCGCAGTAGATACTGCTATTGTAAATAGTGCAATTAATTTCTTCATTCTATCTCCTGTATAGCGTCAAATTGTACACGATTATCTATTGGTGTAACCAACATATACATGCATAGTACTAATAGAGAGATAGCTACAATCTTTGACATTGTTTTTTAAGTAGTTTTTACTATATTATACACTGGTTGAGGGCTAATGTCAAGCATTATTCCATGTTTTTTGCGTAAAGATAAACTCTGGCGTGAATTATAACGGCATTCTGAACCACATGTCATCATCATCATCGCTGTCTTGAGATGAGGCAGCATTGATTCGTAAGAATGTGAGTAGTTTGGTATAGAATGATTTTATTTTTGTCATTTTTCACGCCTGAGTTAAATGAAGCTTGAGATATCAAATCAAATTTCGGATTAGATACGCACTTTTGGTGTTGTATCTGCCTATATTTAGAAAATCAGAATCTTTGACTTTATTCTGTTGTATATTTACAGATAAAATACGCATCTGCAATATCTGAAACTGGTGATTTTGATGTGGTATCAAATATCTTTGGGAGATTTGCACCAGTATCTTTTTCAAATGCGTCAAGCATCAACTCTTTATTTGCATTGCCTTTATCTGTCGCAAACTTCTTAATGACTGATGGTGGCAGTAGAGTATAATCCCAATTACATTCTATCTTTAGTTTATACTTTAATAACCCTAGGTTTTCTGCGATATGAAATACTCTTCCCGTGGAACCATACGAGTAATCTTCTATTTGAATAGTGGCATCGCCTGGCCAATAGAAGTATTCATGTTTAATTTGATGTTCTCTTGTGTGTGATTTGATGATGTCAACAACCCAGTCAGCAATTTGACTGTATCGTTCTGGTTCGTTTTTGTAAATTTGGTGTGGTGAACCAATGAATCTAACAGACCCGTCTTTGAATGTGGCATCATACTTTTTTGTATTTGTTAAAAAGTAAAATGTACAATCTTCGTATTTAAATTCACCTTCACTTGTGTTGACACATACGCCTGGTGAACTTAAACTATAGTCAATCCCAATCTTCATTTAGTAATACATCTTCTTCAACTTGTTCATGCTCTTCACCACAGAAAGGACAATACTGTTCGATATAATCGTCCTCATCTAAATCATGTACTACAAGAAATGTTGCAGAACAATTTTCGCATATTGTTTTAATTGCCACTAAAAGTCTCCATCAACATAGGACCGAATTGTACCATAATCCACGAGAGAGCGCCAATCGCAACTAAACCTAATAGCATCCACTTCATCTTGAAGTCATCTACAATCATCTGAAATCCTATTATTTCGTTACCTAATATTCTTACAGATAGTTCTAGTTTGCCTTCATCATCTTTTTTACTCATAATTGAAATCCTTTAAAACTGTTTGTTTCGACATCTTGTTTGATACCGCCCACAACATAACTTTCAATCTCTGTTTCTTGTGGTGCGTTCTGTAGACCTCGACTATTTAACCAATGTTCTGTCCAAGGCAGAGGGTTGTTTCTTAATCCTTGTTCATATGGTGGTGTGAGTCCAATACTTTTCATTCGTCTGTTTGCCATGAACTCAACATACTGATTGAGTAGTGTGGCGTTTAGACCAATCATTGAACCTTCTTGAAAGAGATAATCTGCCCAATCTTTTTCTTGCTGAACAGCCTCATCATACATTTTGTAAACTAGTGGTTCACACTCTTGCATGATTTCTAGCATCTCTGTATCGTTTTCTTTGTTACGGTAGTTATTTATAATGTTCTGAGAAACAGCAAGATGTACATTCTCATCTCTAGCAATAAGAGATATAATCTTTGCACTTCCTTCCATTAACTTTAACTCGCCAAAACCAAACGAACATGCAAATGAAACATAGAAACGAATCCCTTCGAGTATGTTTACATTGATGAGATTTAGATATAGTTGTTTCTTCATCTCTCTCATGTTGCCCTTACCTGTCGTATGGTACTTTTGAGCATACTCTATAAACCTATCATATGATTCGGTTACTGTTTCTGCTCTTGCCATAATTTCAGGCGTCTGTACAATTGTGTCTAGTACAGCCGTTGGATTTGAATAGACATTCTTCATAATATAGGTGTATGACCTACTATGAATTGTTTCCATAAAATCCCATGCAACAATCATTGATTCTAATTCAGGCAACGAACAGTAAGGCAAGAACGCTAGACATGGACCTCTGCCCTGTACACTATCTAATAGTGTCTGATATTTTAAATTAGCGGTAAATATGTGCCTCTGTTCTGCTGTTAATGAATTAAAATCATTTCTGTCTTTTTGCAAAGACACTTCTTCTGGACGCCAAAAGAAACCCAATTGTTGTTGATTCAACTTCTCAAATATGGGATACTTCTGTTGGTCAAACCTCTGCGTGTTCGGCTCAGCGCCAAAGAACATCGGTTGTTTAGTCCAATCAACTTCTTGTGTATTAAATACTTTAGTCATTCTTTTTGCCGTCTAGTGGTCCTGGTCCTTGTGTGTAGTGTAAACCATCATTGCCGTTTTGCCCAATGATATCCATTCTGGATACTGGCTTTTCAACAGGTATGTGTTGCTCTGCATCTATGTTTGAAAAGATACCAACCTTGTCTGCTCTTTCCCACATTTCAATAATATCATCTCTGATATATTCAATAGGAGTGCCAGTAGGGTATTCATGCGACCAGTTGAATGCCATCTTTGTGGCGTTCTCTCGTATAGTTTTGAGTCTGCGATTCTCGTAATATTGTGCCTTACGCCATGCAACTCTATCTATAAATTTTTGTGTGTATTTTTGACCGAATAGTGTTTTAAGCATTTCTCACCCTCTTACTGTTTGGGTGGCGTTTTGCTGTAAATGTACTATGACTCATATTCTTTTTCACTTTTGGTTGTCCTTTCTTAGTTATTATTCCTGGTATGCTTCTCTTCCCCATTATATATTCTCCTCTTCGTTTGGGTCAAAATAATTGTTTCCGTCAAAGAAAGGCCATATTGGTTCAGTCTGATTGACATCACACTTATGCATCCTTTCCATCTTATCTATGTAATCGTTATTATCAATTGAAGGGTCGATTTGACCATCTTCAATCAAGGCGTTCATCCAGTCAAAATAGACCATCTGGTCGCCTGTTGGTAAGTTGTGAAATTGTATTGGTCCTTTTGCCATTATATCATACACGCTTCACAGTAATCATCATAATCTTCCTGAGATTGAAATTCTTCTCTCTCTTTCATAGGTTGATTATCGTGCCAACCAACTGAATGTGCAGGTTCATCTATGTCTGTCTTTGCATCATATGTATTCTGATAGTATGATGTTTTCCATCCCAACTTATATGTAGTTAGTAAATCATTTGCCATGACAGATATTGGCACTTCGCCGTCTTTGTAGTTCTCTGGATTATAACTCCAGTTACCACTAATTGCCTGGTCAAAATACTTCTGCATGGTTGCAACAACATTAATATAGCCTTCATTACTAGGCATATCCCATAGTAGTGTGTAGAAGTTCTTTAGTCTGTAGTAATCAGGAACAATCTGTTTAAGTGTGCCTTTTTTACTTTTCTTAACTGAAAGATAATCTCGTGGGGGTTCTATCCCATTCGTTGCGTTAGACACAACAGAACTACTTTCTGACGGCATTTGTGCCGAAAGTGTACTATGTCGTAGTCCATGTTCTTGTATATCTTTTCGTAATTGTTTCCAATCGTAACTTAACTTTCTTTTGACAATCTTATCTAAGTCTTTCTTGTATGTATCAATTGGAAGTATTCCGTCTGAGTATTTAGTCTTTTCAAAATATTCACATTGACCTTTCTCTTGTGCAAGGTTGTTTGATGCCTTCAATAGATAGTATTGAAATGCCTCTGTTGTTTCATCTACTAATTCTAATGCCTCTTTGTCACCATAAGATACATGATTCTTTGCAAGATAATGAGCAAGACCAATATAACCAATGCCTAGTGAGCGCCTT